CGTCCTTGGTGATCTGCTCGATGACGCGAGCGCGGTTGTCCATGTCCTCGGAGATGCGATCATAAATCACGTTCTCCTCGGCGGTCAGGTCGCGGGACTCGGCGGCAGCTGCGTCGAGCAGATTCTTCGCCTCTTCCCACGCGGTGGCGCGCAGTTCGGTCTGGCGCTTCAGATAATCAGACATCAGGGTGATCCTTTCTGGATCAAAAGTTTGGTCTTACGGATGTCCCGCGCGGCTCCGCACCGGGGTGCGCCTGCCGCGGCTCCGCAGATCAGACAACCCAAATAGTAACAGGGCGCAGGCGCGGTTAGACGCGAGAGAACAAAAGGTCGAGCTGCTTGCGCTTCATGTCGAGCGAAGCCTTAGCATCGTCACCGATAGTCGTATCGGCGCGAAGCTTCTGCACGACCGACTCGATCAGCATCGCAGCATCCTCGTCGAGCGTTTCGCCAGCCTCGAGTTTCGTGATCGCGGCGTCGAGCAGCCCCGCGTCGGCACCCGTCGCGGCGGCGAGGTTGTCGAGGCTACGCACTCCGGCGCTCGTTGCGGTGTAGGCCGGGAAGGCCGTCACGATCGATACCTCATGCAAGCGCACCTCGCGCAGTTCGCGCGTCGCACCATCAGGCGACCAGGTGTCGCCACCACTCGGAACGCTGAATCCAAAGGACATCGAATCCACATCGCCGCGGCGCATCAAGATGGCAAGATCCTTGCCGTCCGTGGTCGGCGGCAAGTCGGCCTCGACGCGCAAGCCGTGAGCATCCTCAGACAAGCGCAAGGTGCCCGCGCGCTTCGATGCCAGCACGCGCGTCGTGTCGTGGTTTACGAACATCTTGATCTCGTTCCGCGAGGAAAGCGAATTGGCAAACGCCCCCGGCGCGATGCGCTCAATAAACGGCAGCGGCTCCGACTCGGAATTGAACACGGCAGCGTAGCCGGTGAAAGCCATGCCGTCCCCTTCGCCGAGGTCGCGCAACTCAAACTCATTGACGGTGATTCGGCGAGTCTCGACGGCAGTAGTCATAGGGTCAATGGTAGCACCGTGCGGTTCGCCCACGACAAACGCAGCGCGCTCCTCCGCTTGGATCTGCTCCGCCTTCCGAGCGAACCAGTCGATCGCGGGTTGTGGATCTAGGGCGTCGAGTCCCCACAAGTAGAACGCGACCGCGCCAGCGCCGGGGAATCCCTCGGCGTCGGGATCACGGTTATCTTCGGCGTCAAGATCGACCAGGTGCCGAGCCGCCCATGCGTTCGTCCGAATAACTTTATCTTCGGACACTTGACCGTCGGCCATCAGACGAGCCTCACGGATCGTGCGCTCCACAACGCCATCGCCAGACAATCCGGCCGCGTGATATTCCAAGCCGCGCTCGGCCGCCTCGATGATGTATTCCGGCAAACTGAGATCGACGACGCGCTCATCGGTGCTGCGTGTCGACTTCGGATGCCCGGCAGGCAGCAGGTCAAAATCAGAAATATATGCGGCGTTCTGCGGCCGCCCGCGGCGCAAGAGGTAAAGGAAAGCGTTGACGCGCGCCATCGACCATGCGGCTCGAGATACGCCCGGACGATGACTCGTTGAGTACGCGCCCGATCCGCGACGATAAACCGCGGCGAGCTGCCCGAACGTCGTCCGCGTCCAATCGGGGCGATCATTCGCCATCATCGCATCATTGTGATCGGTTACTTTATTGCGAAGCGCTGTTTCTGTTGTCGCGCCCAGCTTGACATCACCACCAGCGCCCGACGCCGAGCCGGGCTCGTTGGCATCCGAGCCGGTGATCTGATCTTCACTTGGTGCTGGTGCGCGATACGCCTCGCCCGACTGATCTTCGTCGTCGTGCGGTTGCCATGCGTTGCAATAATACGCGCCGTTGACGTACTCGTCCCAGCGTTCGCACCACGCCTTGTCGCCCTGCACATTCGATTCGTCGTAAAAATGACAGTTACCACAAGCGCGGCCGTCGGGTACATCATCGGCTAGAGCGGGGCGATAGTTCTCTGGCAGCGCGCGCTCCCCGCCCGGCTCGAGCCCCTCCTCCAGCGAGATAGCAACCATCTGATCGACGGCTTGCTGTTTGGTCGCGTGGCAGTAAATGGTGATCGGCTCGGCGCCCTCGTCCAACTTGACCGTTGCCCAGCCGCCGCAGTCCGGTTGCTGGTCGCTGATGAAATACGGCATCAGTTCGCGACCGGATACGCCGCCGCTGGATCTTCGGGATCGACCTGGGCGATACCTTGCAGCTGCACGCTCGGCAGGCCAGTGTGCGGCAGGGCGTCCAAGCCGAGCGACGCCAGGGTGGCCGACGGGTCGAAGCCTGCCTGAACGAGCTTCACCGCGATCGATGTCTTCTTCTCCAGCTCAGTCAAGTTCGCGGCAGCCAGATCGACGTTCGCGAGCGGCACGCGATAAACATCGCCGCCGTCTGCCGGTGGCATATCTTCGAGACGGTGGATGTCGTTGATCGAAAGGAAGCCTGACTGGATGCCAGTCGAGAAAGATGCGTAGCGTGTAGCCTGGTCGCCGCGCAGCAAGCCGTCAACGTTGATCTTCAGGAAGGCATCGCCGGGGATAAGGTTGCTGTAGGCATCTTCGATCTTGACTATGTACGGGCGCAGGCAGTACGTCACAAAATGGATGCCGTTCATCTCGACGGATGCGTAAGACATCGCGCCCGGCGTCGTCACGCCCAGCAACGCTGGCGGACAACGGAACGCGCGCGCGATCTCCTCGGTGCTGTATTGGCGGGACTCCAACATCTGCGCTTCGTTAGGTGCTGCCGATGTCTGCGAATACTTCGCGCCACCGAACAGGACACCGGGACGATGCGACCGGCGAACCGATCGGTGCTGCTCCTCGAAGCTGTCCGAAAGATCCTTAGCTTGCTCGCGCGTCAACGCGCCCGGAAACTCGATCACGCCTCCCAGCGTGCTGCCCTGACCAAAAAACAATTGGGCGAACGTGTCGAGCGCCCTACCCAGCCCGAGCGTGTCGCGGATCAGATCAATCCGCGAACGTCCCCGCAACTCACCCGGAAGCAAGAGCTCGGTTAGGTGCATCATCTCATCATGCGGAACGATCTCGCGACCATTGTCAATCGAATACTCGACGCGCCGCGTGACGTTGTTGCGCTGGACTTCGACCTTGCGTGGGTTCAAGACGACCAGCCCAGCGATGCCCTGATCGTCGCGCAAGATGCGAATGAAGGCGTTGCCGTTCATCAGCAGCGAGATCAGCACCTGCGAGAAATGCGTCGTCCTAGACATGCCGACCTCGGGCAAGTCAAGCCAAACTGGGCGCGGATAGTTGACGCGCTCGGTGCCGTCGCGGCGGAACGTGTCGATCGGCAGCGTCGAAATCGAATCAGCGATCAGGCGGACGCAAGCGTAGACGGTTCCGAGCTTCAGCGCCTCGTCCTGGTTCATGGTGACGCCAGAGTTGGTCGTCAATGCAAGCGAGTCGCCGGACGCGAAGATAGTCTGGAACGAGATCGAACGCTCCTCCTGCGATTCGCGTCGAAACAATCCGCCTAGCATTCGTTAGTTCCTCTCAATTGCTACAGCAAAAGCGATCATAAACGCCCCGGCTAGGATGATTCCAGCAGGCACGAACACCAGCCCGACGCCCGTCGAGACAATGATCGCGCCAACTACTTGTAAGACTATTGTAGCCGCCCTAGAACGCATAGAATCCCGGCGCACTTTCCACCTCCTGTTTTCGTGTAGCCCGATCGACGGCCATCGCGAGTGCGATTGCTGCGTCGATCTTTCGTTTGCTTTTGCCCTTCGACAATCTCCAGCCCGAATCTGTTGATCGTGGCGTTGCGCTCATTACCTGATCCGTAAACACGGGCGCCCCATCGTGCGCGACCTTGCCGCCTACGATCATCTCATACAGGTGCCCGCACGCCGGTACCATACGCGCTGCGGATTGTGGAAACTCGACCATCGGGAATCCATCGTCGGCGAGAATCTCGGCTGATCTTTGCATGTATGCCGGGTCGTATGCGACTTCGACCAGGTTGTAATCGTCGCGCAACTTTCGGATGTGATTCTCAACGTCGACGACGTCAACAAAATCCCCATCGGGCAGCCAAATCTTTGCCCGGACTGCAAGCCTATCGCCGACCTCTTGAACGCAGACAACGGCGATCGAATCGTGTTTGAGCGCCATATCAATACCAACAAAGGTAGGCGCCTGGGGGACGAGCTCGATGTCGGGAGCCAGGCACTGTTCCCACGAACCGGAAGGCAGCCACGATTCCTGCGAGCGTACCCACTGGTTCAGGCGATAGCGCCGAAACGCCACCTCGGCAGTCTGCCGCGACGCTACCTCGAAATCTTCTTCGCTGATCAATCCCAAATCCAAGTTAGGGTTAGCCGCCGCCCACGCTGCTCGATCATGCACGTCACAAGCCTCGGGCGCCTCCCACCAGAAAAAGCCAAACGCCTCATCGTCAATTTCTTTGTTGACGACGCGCTTGCCGTATTGGTACAGCCGTCCGCAAATCGAATCCAAGTCGTAGCCAGCTGTCGTGATCGCTACGACCATTGGGTCGCGACGCGCGCCCGAGCCGAGCGTTAGCGCATCCCATAAATCTTCGTGGACGACGTGCAGCTCGTCGCACACAACGGTCGATGGGTTCAGGCCTTGCACAAGCTTGGAGTCGGATGCCAGCACTCGGTAGATCGCGCCAGTCTCGGGCACCTCGATTACGTCGCGATAAACCCGGCACGCCTTACTTAGCGTTTCCGACTCCAAGACCTGGCGGCGCGCTTCACCGAACACGATGCGCGCCTGTTGCCTATCACCGGCAGCCGAGTAGACCTCGGCACCCGGCTCGCCCTCGATCAAACCATACAAGCCGATCAGCGAGCCGAGTAAGGACTTGCCAGCCTTACGCGACAAGCCGACGAGAGTACGCTTGTATCTGAACAGACCGTCTTCGCGTCGCTCATAAATATTTTCCAGTAGATCAAACTGCCAATCCGTGACTCGCAGCGGCTTGCCTGCTGCAACCCCCTTGCTGATCGTCAGAAATGTCTCGCCAAACAACGCCACGGCTGGACCCTCACTCTCCGGATACAACCTCTCCGTCGACCATTTGGGACTTGCGTCTCCTGTAGTCGTCAAGTTTGTTCTCAAATTTCACCTCCGCCAAACCAAGTCGTGTGCGATCGGTCGGTGTGAAACCCAGCATAGACAGGCCACTCACAATCTGCGAATCCAATTGTCGCAACGCGGTGCGCTCGCGCCAATCACCCTCGAGCAACACACGGAGCCGCAGCTTGCCGCGCTCATCGATCTGCTCACACAACATTTGCACCAGCTCGATATCCGTGTGCGGCGAAATCCAGACGGCGCCACTCGCCCATAGTCTGTCCCAAAATTGCAAACCAAACTCGCCAAGCTTACGCAACGGTTCGGGCGCTTCGTGCGCTCGGACAAGCGTGACGGATGGTTGCACAAGCAAGCGCTTCCCCGGATTGCCGAGCAGTCGTTTCTGCTCGGCAGGCTTTGGTGGTCGGCCGGTGCGCGCCACGTCAGCCGCTCACCGAAACGGCTGTGGACAAAGGTCTAACTTTCGCGGGACTCTCTCTTACCATGCATCGGG